GAAACATTCTCCAGACACAAGGCACTGGAACAGGCAATACTCTCATCTGCTGATCTTTTAGAGAAGGGTGACTACGGTCCGGTCGAGGACATGGTCAAGGAAGCTGTCAGTGTAGGTCTTACAAGAGATCTTGGTACTGACTACTTTGAAGATCCAAAGGGAAGACTACAAGCACTCAAAGACAACAATGGACAGATAAGCACAGGGTGGGCGAGCCTTGATAAGAAACTGTTTGGAGGATTCAACAGAGGAGAGTTGAACATCTTTGCAGGAGGTTCAGGAGCAGGCAAAAGTTTGTTCTTGCAGAATCTTGCAGTCAACTGGGCAACAGCCGGACTTAATGTTTGTTACATCTCTTTTGAATTATCAGAAGCACTAACGGCAATGAGGCTAGATGCTATGATGACTAACATTCCAACAAGATCAGTAATGAAGCAACTAGATGATGTTGAAATAAAAGTTAGAATGTTGGCTAAAAAGTCAGGTAACTTGCAGATCAAGTACTTGCCAAGTGGTAGTAATGTGCTAGACATAAGAACGTATCTCAAAGAACTAGAATTAAAATCAAAGAAGAAAGTAGACTGCATACTGATTGACTATTTGGATTTGATGATGCCAAAAAGCAAACGTATATCACCTGCAGACTTGTTCATTAAAGACAAGTATGTGTCGGAAGAATTGAGAAACTTGGTTGTTGAGAAACAATGTGTGTTGGCCACAGCATCACAGTTGAACAGGGCATCGGTCGAAGAAATAGAGTTTGATCACTCTCACATCTCAGGTGGACTATCTAAAATTCAAACAGCAGATAATGTAATAGGTATCTTTACAAGTAGAGCAATGAAAGAGCGTGGCAGATATCAAATACAGTTCATGAAGACCAGATCAAGTTCGGGTGTTGGACAAAAAGTAGACTTAGAATTCAATGTAGATAGTTTGAGGATCAGCAGTCTAGACGAAGAAGAATCACAAAGTTATAATCAACAAGGTCAAAATAAAATATATGACTCCCTAAAACAAACATCTAAAGTTTCAGGTAGCACACCAAACGATGCAAGACCAAATATACCAGATCCTCGTAAAGGGGATAACTTAGGAGTCAAAGTGAAAGCTAATGTCGAAGGTGGTAAACTTAGACAACTTTTAAATGAACTACACTCTGACGAAGAACAATAATAATGTCTAAAAAAACTGTAGCGTTTGTTCCTGCAAAAGGTACTAGCGAACGTATACAAAATAAGAATTTAACAATCATTGACGGCGAGTTTCTATTTAAAAGGAAGATATTACAACTTCTTAAATGTAAAGAAATAGACGAAGTATGGATAGATAGTGAAAGCCAAACAGTCCACGCCCTTGTAAATGATCTTCCTGTAAAGCACCTTTATCGCGATAAGGCTTTGGCCAATAACAACACAGACGGACATGCCATGTTTGCTAATCAAACTAAAAATACAGACGCTGATATTGTTGTACAAGTACTTTGCACTGCACCTTTTATTGATGCTGTAGTAATTGACGAAGCACTAAAGAAATTTAAACAGTCTGACCATACTAGTTTGGTTGCTGTAACTAGAAATAGATTTTACGAGTGGAAAGACGGGCAACCGCTATACGGAGATAGCATACCTAATAGTGTAGACTTGCCGGAGCGGGTACTAGAATCAATGAGTTTCTATGCTGTCAAGACAAACGGAGTTCCAACAAATAAAAGGTATACTGACAATGTAATGCTGTATGATCTTGATCCATTACAGAGTTTAGACATAGACAACCCCGAAGATCTCGAATTAGCTAAGATTATCTGTGCAGGACAACGTAGTTTAAAAACACAACAAATGAAAATGATATCCCACATATTATCTAGTTGTTTGTTGAGTGATATCTGTAAAGAGAATAATATAAAACATTTCTTAAGCAACACTATAAGATCGTTGACCGGTGGCAAGTTTTTAGGATTTGCAAAAACGTTAAAACTAAAAACACTCGATCTGGAAGACAAGGATCCTGAGAAGGACAAATGGACTGGCATATTTGGAGCCCTAAAAAGCTATGAGTTTGTAGAGCCGGGAGATGTTATTGTGGTATCTACCGATGTGCCTGATAAAGCATACTTTGGAGATCTCAATGCCACGTTTGCCATGAGGAGGGGTGCTGTAGGAGTTGTGATTGATGGACACACACGTGATGTTGACCGAGTGTCTAACATGGGTCTTCCTGTGTTCGCACACGGCAGTAGAGCTGATGATATACGATACGAAGGCACACTGGAAACAATGAACTTGCCCGTGACCATTAACGGTGTTGTTGTAAGAAACAATGATATCATATTTGCAGATAGTGATGGGGTTATATGTATACCGCAGGAACACTGGGAGACAATATTAAACAAGGCCAAGGAGAGTATCAAGAAAGAAACCTCAGTGAAACTAGAAGCAACTTTTGGTGCAGATCCGTTTGACGTGTTAAAAAACATAGGAACATTTTAAAATGGATTGGAAGCCTTTTGAAAACAAACACCAAGGAGAACGTTGTTTTATTCTAGGAAATGCCCCGAGTCTCTCAGACGAGAATCTATCATTATTAAAAAATGAAAAAGTTTTTATATGCAACAGGGGACATAAAGCAAAAGATATAGGACTGGATCATTTTGATTATCATGTTGTGTTAGATCTATTATTTTATGAGGATTATGCCAAGGAATTATACGAAGTATCAGAAGGAATAAAATTCTATCCGGAGATTGTGAAAGAATATAATTTTTACAGAGGTGAGGAGTTCGTACCGATCTACTCTCTACCTACGCACAGACAAACAGGAGCACAAAAAATACAGTTACTAAACCCTAACACTTTTCCAGTTTCCTATACCGACGGATGGGGTAAGACTGGCAACACTGTACTCACTTCTAGTTTGATTGCCTACTTTATGGGATTCAAGGAAATATACATCCTGGGTACGGAATGGATCTATCGGAAAAATTCAACACATTTCTACAATGACACCAGTAAAAGAGAAAACAATGTGCCGGATGGCCACATGACCAAAGGTTTTAAATATCTCCCGGCTTTTGTGAGCTTCTTCAAAAAAAATAATATTAAATTTGTAAATCTCTCAAAAAAGTTTGAATACAAACACATGATGTCGATCGATAGTTTAGAACAAATCTTAAAATAAGTAGTGTTATGATATCGGAAAAATTTACACGGTTAGACTCGGAGACTGTTTCTAAAATAAGCGACGTGTGTAAACACACCTATCAAAAATGCAAACCTTATTTTAAACACACAAGGATTGCACTAGATGTTGGATCCAAGGCTGGTCATTTTGCAAAACATATGTGTAATGACTTTGATTATGTACACATGTTTGATATGCGTCCCAAGATGAAATGGAGGAACGTTAACAAAACAAAAGCCAAACTACACATATGTGCATTAGGCAACAGGATTGGAGAAATACAACACACCGGGCCGTGGACTAACACGAAAGTTAAAAATTTAGAATCTACCCACTCTCCTGTAAAAACTATAGACAGTTTCCAATTTGAGAATGTGGATTTTATTAAGATAGATGTAGAAGGCGATGAACAGGCCGTACTAGAAGGTGCTATCAACACATTAGCTACTTGTAAACCTGTGATAGTACTTGAACAGAATCACACAACCGAACAGTACGGCAAAGGAAAGTATGGCGATGCAGTTCGATGGTTAGAAGGAAAAAATTATCAGATCGTGGACTATGACGGAATGGATGATTGGATCATGATTCATGTTTAATCTATCTTTACCCACTCCTGTGGAATTGGCCTTTGAGCCTGTGAACTTATGTAACGCAAAATGTTTTTGTTGCCCATACACTATACTTGAGAAAGACAAAGAGTATAGGGGTAAACGTATGTCGGAGGAAAAAATTACAACCTTGATTACACAATTCGCTGAGGGTATTAAAAAATTTAAAGTATCAAATTTACAAGCATCGGTTCAACCATGGAGATATTCAGATCCCCTTGTGTGCAAAGATCTAGAGCTAATATTTGAGCTGTGCCGACAGCATAACTTAAGGATACAATTGACAACGAATGCAGTCAGTTTCAGCGAGAAGAAATGTGATCTCATAATGAAGTATATCGAAAACATAGGTTCGATACACATTTCCATAATAGGATTTAACCAACAAGAGATCAGAGAGTACATGGATCTAGACTGGGGAATGACCAAAGCAAGATTAATAATGGTACGAGACAAGTACCCTGAAATCAGTGAGAAAATGGTGATAGGAATAAAAAGTAAAGATCAAAATCCAGATAAGAGTTCTACTCCGCCTATAAGAATGTATTTAAGAGTGAACCCGCTAACATTAGGACTAGTAAAGATAAAAAAAAACTGGTTAGAGAATCGATTAGCGTACAACAAGTTCACAGACGATGACCTTGACTTTAAGATATCAGAGAAGAAATTTGTAAAAGGATGTTCTATGGGCCTAGGTAAGATATTACGTAGGCTTGAGATAATGGTAGACGGCACAGCAGTACTATGTTGTGATGATGCAACAGCACAAACTAATTTTGGCAATGTATTTGACCTCGGTGTCGCAGGAGTATGGGAGAACCTTAAGGGTTATCATGAAGTAGTGTACAGCAAAAAGTTCAGCGAAAAGAAAAAAAACATGATATGTAATACTTGCAGTAGAGCAAGATTTGATTGGAGCCGCAAACTAGATCTAGGTATCAGACAACAAAACAACAAATATATCCAAAGTTAAAGCATCTGTTAATTACGGTAAACATTTTCCTGACAAGCTAACAGAATTAAATAAGCGTATATTATGATCTTTATAGCACACAGAGGCAACATAAATGGTAGACAACCTGAAAGGGAAAACACAGTTGCATACATAGAGGAAGCACTTAAAAAAGGATATCCTTGTGAAATAGATGTCTGTAAATGGGATGGTGAGAAATTTTGGTTAGGCCATGACGAACCAACAGAAGCGGTTGATCGTGAATGGTTGAAAGATAACGACCTATGGTGCCATGCTAAAAACTACAACGCACTAGAGGCCATGATGGCTATGGGCATACATTGTTTTTTCCACCAAGAAGATGATTACACGTTGACTTCTTATGGATACATGTGGGCATACCCGGGAAAAAAGGGCGGAGTGAAGACTATCGCTGTACATCCGGAAAAATTATTTCTATCAGACGTAAAAAAATTTGCAGGCATCTGCGGAGACGACATAGAAAAATACAAGGAAGAAATAAAATGAAAATAATAGTACCAATGGCAGGAGCAGGATCAAGATTTGACAAAGCAGGATACACATTTCCCAAACCTTTGATAGAAGTTCACGGGCAACCTATGATAGCTAAAGTTGTAGAAAATTTAAATCTACGAGGCCAGTACATATTCCTTGTGCAAAAAGCACACTACGAAAAATATGACTTGCAAGGAATGTTGTCAATGATTGCTCCTGGCTGTAACATTGTACAGATTGATGGGCTAACCGAAGGTGCGGCTTGTACTATCCTTAAAGCAAGAGAGTTCATAGACAACAACGAACCACTAGTAATCTCTAATTCGGATCAATACATTGAATGGAACAGCCTCGAAACAATCAGTTCTTTTTCTCACGCAGAGTCAGATGGTGGTATATTAACTTTTAATAGTGTACATCCTAAACATAGTTTTGCTCTAGTAGATGGCAATGGATGGGTTTCCAAAGTTGCTGAAAAGAATCCAATTTCAAACAATGCCACAGTAGGCATATATCACTGGAAACGTGGCAGTGACTTTGTAAAATATGCTGATCAAATGATAAAGAAAGATATTAGAACTAACAACGAATTCTATGTTTGTCCTGTATACAATGAAGCAATACAAGATGGCAAAAAAATTAGGGCCAGCGTTGTTGATGAGATGTGGGGTATGGGGACACCAGAAGAACTCAATAATTTTTTAGCAAACTACAAGAAGTAATATGCTGTTCTATAATACAGATATAGATAGTAACAAGTATTTTGTTGCCACTTACGCAATGAAAAGCAGTGTCAATTTAAAAGAGGCCGCTTGGGCACTTGCAATCGGACAGAGTGTCGGGAACCCAAACATACGTAATGAATGGGAAACCAACGAGCTGTTTGAAAATCACAGTTGTGTTATTGTTAGCGATAAAGCAGAATTAGAATCACAATCAGAAGGACTTGTAAAAATTGCATTTCCTATAGTAAACACAGATTGGAAAACAGACGGTATAGCTCATATGCTTTGCCAGTTAATGGGTGGGCATGTTGATATTGCAATCATTACAAAATGTAGATTGGTTGGGTTGGACTTGCCTGAAACAGTTACTAAACATTTCCTAGGTCCCAAATTTGGGTTGACTGGTATGAGAGAACTTACAGGACAATATGGCAAGCCGTTACTTGGCGGTATTGTTAAACCTAAAATTGGAATCACTCCACCTATTTTGCTTGAGATGGTCAAGCAAATGGTAGACGGGGGAGTTGATTTTATTAAAGAAGACGAAATCATGGGCAACCCTACCATCTGTCCACTCAATGAACGTGTGGAATTAATCGCTAACTATCTTGCCAAACAAAGTCGTAAAATTGTATTCTGTCACACAATCAACTGCGATCCTCATGTACTAACAGATCGTGTGAAACGTGTGCATGAACTAGGCGGGAACGGTGTACACATTAATGTGTACAGCGGGTATGGTTCTTACAACAGTATTAGAAAATTAGACTTGCCATTGTTTTTACATTATCAGAGTAGTGGTGCAAAAGTTACAACAGATGTTAGTCATAGATTTAGTATCGGTTGGCCTGTGATGTGTCAACTTGCTACACTGATGGGTGCAGATACTATTCAAACAGGAATGGTTTGTGGATATAGCAACGACGACCCGACAGAAGTGTTAAAGTGTTTAGAAATTTTGAGAGCCGGAAATACTGTTCCTGCACTGAGCTGTGGATTTAATCCAGGACTTGTTGAGAAAGTTACTAGTGTTGCGGGTATAGATTATCTAGCAAATGCCGGCGGTGCAATTCACGGTCATCCAAGTGGCACTGTTGCCGGTGCCCGAGCTATGAGACAAGCAGTTGATAAAACACATGGTATAGAATACGAGCAGGCTATTGCTAAATGGGGCTTTGTAAAATGATCCGTGCAGATGAGATAGCAGTATGTGTATCTGGTCTAGCTAGAGAGGGGTACAAGGAAGCCATGGAGATAGCACGAAAAATTTTACCATTTAAATTTTTCTATATGCAATGGAAAGATTATCCGGCACCTGAAGTGCCAGACTGTGAATATTTCGACGAACCACAATATGATTACCATAATCTCACAGATACAAAGTACAAACCCGATTGTGATATGTGGAGGAAATACGCAGGATCAAAACGGGCAAAGATATTTCGGAAGCCGGGTGCATGGGAGAAGACCAAACATAATTCAAAACAAACACTGGCACACTACTGGCTAACAAACACACTGCCCAAGCAGTACAAAACAATAATCAAACTGAGGTACGATACATTTCTATCAACAAGTGTTGACTTTATGCCGTTACTAGAAGAAGCACAACAAGGAAAAGTAATAGGCATATTAGCAACTACAGATGTTGACGAGCCGTTGCAAACACACAAATACAAAGATTGCAAAAGGTGTCCCGGCCCTTATCTATGGGATCATCTCATATTCCACCCCAGAGAAAAATTAAAGAATGTTGAGAAGATGTTTAAAGAAAAAAATCTATTGGGTGCTGAATGGGGATGGCACCAAGTGTTATGCCACCAATGGGGTGAAGACAGAAATTATATAAATGCAGTGGGCGGTAACATGTTGGCCAAGAAAAGGGAAATTGATAAAGTAGATCAATCTGAGATCCCAGAAGGCACAGCACTGACACCAGATATGATCACTGATCCCGACAAATGATAAACCAGAGACTGTTCGATCAATACAACATCGACACCAAGAAAGATTTAAAGATTAAAAATAGGTGTCCGCGGCCATTCGACACCATACTGATAGACAAGAACGGATCGTGCTATGCCTGTGAATGCACTGCATGGTTGCCGCAGAGCATAGGCAATCTACAGATCAGATCCTTGTCTGAGATAATAGGTTCCGAAACCCACACACAACTACAGGACTCTATCAGTGATGGTTCATACAGGTACTGTAATGAGAACCAATGCCCTTACATAAAATCAGGCAACGTGCTGAACACAATTCAAGATACACTGATCAAAGAGATAAGACTGGCCATTGACGATTCATGTAACCTACGCTGTCCAAGTTGTAGGAATGGTATGATATTCCACAAGGAGGGGTTGACATATAATAAACGAATCAAGTTGGCTGACAGCATCAACCATTGGCTCGAACTGCAGGAGCATCCGCTAACTGTACACATGGGATCTGATGGTGATCCGTTCGCCAGCAACATCTACAGGTACTTTATGAGCAACACCCCAATCAAGACCAACATAGGTTACAGTATACTGACCAATGGGCTGATGTTCGAGGAACACCGGGGGGTGCTTGCCAACATTATGGGAAAACTTAAAGTATTGGGCGTCAGCATAGATGGAGCATCAAAACAAACATATGAGAAACTGCGATTGGGAGGGCGTTGGGACAAGATAAAAAGTAACCTGCAGTCCATGGCGGACAGCAAGGACAAATACGACTTTTGGTTTAGGTTCCATGTGGTCGTACAGCAGGACAACTGGTGGGAAATGAAGGACATGGCGGAACTGGCAGAGTCATATGGTGTGGATGAGATTTACTTCAGCAAGATACAGGACTGGAACACAGCACTAGATCATTCAAAGCAGACATTTACGAACCTAAAAGAATTTAAAGATTTACGTGATGAGGTAACCAACATGTCAACAAAATATATTGTGGCGGGATTTTAATATGTTAACACAATGGAATAAATTATTGAACACAGATTGCACAGTCGTGGATATAGGTCCTCACACAGTCTATCCTATATTCCGGGTTGGCTCATCGAGTCTGATGAATGCGGCTGACAAAACATATGTAAACAGTCACATAGCCGAATGCAAACACATAGACGTAATGATCAGGGATCCTAGTGATCGTTTTGTGTCTGGCGTTAACGAATATTGCAGACAGAACAACTTAAACGTTGAAGAGACATGGAAACTAGTAGAGCAGGGCAAGTTGGTAGATAGACATTTCTCACCACAGTATTTGTGGCTTTTACATCTGTATAAATTTTACAAAGGCACTGTCACTATACTGCCATTCAAACACATAAAGAAAATAACAAGTGTACACAAAAGAAAGGGTGACAAGGCACGGCCCGTGACACCACTGAAATCATTTGTCGAGGTAGACTATGCGTTAACAGAACACTACTACGAAACATTTGAACTCGGCGAACTTATCAAGAGGTATAGAAATGTATTGTCCTAGGCTTGACCATTTTGTGAGACTTAACCAGGACGGTTCCGTG